CATGGCCTTGTAGCGGGGGCGTGCTTGATCCTTCATCTTCTTTGGATAGCGGTTCAACTTAGTGCCATCCCAGATAATTGTTTCACCTCTACGCATCGGTGATAGCCAGGACAATGTGCTGGCAGTGCTAAATGGTATCTGTCTCAAGTTGTCTGGCTTGGCACATCCAATGGCGTGGTAGTTGACTTTAAACTGGTTGGAGTAGGTCCTTGTTAAGGCGGCCAAGTTAGTTACTGACTCGATCTCATCGTTGGGAATAGCCACATTGTGGAAGTTCCTTGACATCTCTGCCAACTTACTCTGTCCGTATTCTTGGTGCCAGATGACCCATAGTTTAGGGTCGTTACTGAAAAATGGACGCTGCGCTTCTATCCATTCAAGGCCGAGTATTTGAGAGTCAAACTCTAAAAAACCTTCAGCACGATCTGCGTTGTTGACTAGGAACTCCTGATAGTCAGCGGCTAGATCTAACAACTCCTGACGGGACAGACCAGCCTTGTCAGCCTGTGATGCCCCTGATTCAATGTAGACCTTGGTCTCTGGATCAAAGTGCTCGCTTATAAGCCAAATTTTGGTCTTAGGAAGACCACGCTTGCGAAGACCCCAAAAGTTGAGTCCCATCGACTCAACCTTCATGCCTTCTAGCAGGGTGCGGTTGGAACCAACCTCTACCCCTGAGAAGATGAGTTTAGTCATCCCAAAACTCTAGTTCCTTGGGATTTGCTGCTTCCTTAGACTTAGCAAGATTGACTCTGGTGATGGAGTTTTCAATCTCAGACCACTGGCGCACTTTCTTAGGGGCATCAGGACGACGCTCCACAGCAAGAAATCCAGGGTTCATAAACATAACTGCAGGGATACCCTGCTCTTCAAATACCCACGCACACATGGCTGGATCTGCATCTACATACATCTCAATCGGTGCACGAGAGCGACTCATAACAAACTGACGTTTCTTGAGATTGTCACCTTCAAGGTGGTAAGAGTAATCAATCAGGTCATCGTAGTTGATGATTCCGTGGGAGTGAAGCCAGTGCTCTGCATCGTCTTTCTTGCGAGAGGTCATAATCGCTACACGATTATTGATGTTCAAAGCATAGTAGAGCATGACTCCTGCTCTGATTGGATCGCCTGAGTCTGAACTTAATACGCCGTCTAGTGATAGTAATACGTTCACGTTAGTCCCTTGTTCGGTAAGTTGCTGCTCTCCTGATTAGTGTCTGTGTGTCTGGTAGTTCAATGCCGTAAGTCTCTTGTGCTTGCTTGTTCTTGTACTCGCTCCAGTAGTCATGCATCTTACGAAGCGCTGGTACTGTTCCGTATTTTTTACCTGCCTGCCAACGGTAGTTGTAAACATCGCCGTATCCTCCACCACTAGGGCTGAAAGCATAGCGACGACTGTGATGAATGTCTTCAAATAACATAGAGCCATGCATCAGTAGTTGCTGTACTCGAAACTCTGCGTTACGACGTGCTGCATCGTTCTGTGCGCCACGCAAATCGGCTAACGCTTGGGAGTAACGCATAACCACATCAGATGCACTTTGTAGGTCACGCTGTGCAGCCTTCTCACCTACTGGATTGATCGGTGCAGTTTGTTTCTCTGGAAAGACTGTCCAGTCGTTGTGGGTCAAGTCGTAAGCAGCATAAGGGTTGATTGTACGAATATCTGTAGCACCAGGATTAACATAGAAAGTTACTTCAAATCCATTCCAGTCTTTTGTATCTGGCTGTAGTTGCTCACGAAAATCTTCGTTGAGCATCTTGCTGATCTCTGTATCGCCTAGTCCGTTGTACTCTGGGTGAGCCTTACGGAACTGAATATAGTCAACGCCGATTAGAACATCTAAGTCTCCTGGCTCACGAGCAGCAGACCACTGATAAGAGACCGCAGAACCTGCAAGCCATACTTGTGTCCATAGATCAGGATGACGATAGGTCTCATTAAGAAAACCAAACAACACCTGTAGAAGCCCATTACGGACCCAGCCTTTGAGCATTGTTCCAGAAAACAGTTCAGGGTCTAGAGTATCTTCTGGTTGGGAGAAGTACGATGTTGGTAGAGCCTGTATGGATACAGGTCCAACATAGCGGTCTAATCCATCAGGGCGATTCATACCCTTAGTTTAGGTGCTTATTCTGCTTGGCGGTTTGCTAAAGCCTCAGCAATGCGTACTTTTGCAACTTCTTCTGCTGTTGGTGGCATTAACTTAGCAATGACAGACTTAGATATACGGTCAGCCAGTAGTTGTGACTCAATGTCAGCAACTAACTCCTTGCAACATCCAAAGATGTCGTAAGTAGTTGCTTGTCGTGCAACTGTGTCACTGGCAGGAAACACATGAGTAAACAGTGTCCCGTCTTCATTGATGACTACGCTGAAACCTGCTTGAATCTTATCTTCTTCCATTATTTCATTCCTAACAGTTTTTGTTTGCGGTCTGCAACGCCAATTGCTACTGGACAAAAATCGCAGAGATAGGTCTTTTGACCTGGAGTGTCTTTATATTTACCCATACCTTCTTTGATACGGTCTTTTTCAGTTTTTGGGATAAGCATGAGGTTGCTATCGTGCCAATCTGGGCAACCATCTTTTGGTTTATTATGACGTTGATAGCACGACATAGCATCTTCTAAGAAAGTAGAACGGGACTCATAGAAAGTCTCATCAATTGATGCTAAACCCTTTGATCCACCGCCCTTAATCTGGTTGATAATTTCTCGTTTAGATTCTTGGTGTGCCCATGCACGAAGTGGCAGTACAAATAACTTGCCCTTATGTGGCTCTCCTGAAGGAAATACGTGATTCTCACATGCAACAGCAAGGAGATGGTCTAACTCTGGTTCACCATCGTATGGTGGCAATTCGTCTAGAGATTGACAGACAAGACAATAAAGTAACCGAAACATCGGTTCTTGTTCTTTTTTCTTTTCACCCAGAATTGGTACGTTGCTCATTATGCTCCTTATTAGTACTAGGAGACAAACTTATAAAACACCGACTGTTTTGTGGGGTTAAACTAATTATCTTTTGGGGCGTTAGGGTTATTGTCGTACTCAGGCAATGCCCATCCACCCATAGGTTTCATGTGCTTCTTTAACTCTGATCCATGAGGACGACCTGATCGGTAACCTTTAGGGGCTAACCAACGCACATCGGCGCTGTGGCTGAAATTCTCCTTAGCGTCGTAAAAATTTACTTTACGCTTTGAATTTTCTCCACGATCAGGAACCATTGTTGACATGATTACTTACCTGGGTTTACCTTATTTGGGTACTCAGATGTTGCAAATCCATAACCATAGAATGGGTGTAGTGATTGGCGGTTTGCAATAGTTGCTGATGACTCAGTTCCTACCTCAGTATCTGGACGAACTTTGCGATACTTGCCATCTGTTGCGCCTTCATTTAATGAAGCGTTCATTGAACGGGATGAGTTAACTGTCATTATGCCATCTTACCTTTCACTCGTTGTGCATTGCGTTGTGTGACGCAAGAGAGGCAATGACCTCTATTTGCCATAAATTCTACAGGGTTCATGATTACTCCACAGGTTGGACATGGAGCAGATCCGTTGTAACGAGTTGCGTTTTCAGCGATCTGGCGAGCCTGCAACTCCATCGATAACATGCCGTCACCATCCATTAGTTAGACCCCAATCCGTTACGTTCTGCTGCTTGGTAACCAGCAACTCCACCAGAGAACCAAGAGATACGAGGTTCAGTATAGTTTCGATCTACGGTTACGATGTCATCAATTCCTGGTTGTTTTCTCTCGTATCCATAACGTTCTGGAAAGAGTTGGATCTGTGGCAGAGGTGGGCGAACCATAGCCTGGATGTCTGCTCCAGGAATGTTCATAACCATCAGTGCCTGTTGTGTTAAACGTTCTGCATTTGATGCCCATGGCCCTAAGTATGAGTAACGTTTTGCTACCTGATCAGGTTTGATCGGTGCACGCCACGGTTTAGTGTGGTCGTAGACTCCATCGACGTGTTGTGTCATCCGATTGCTCCTCTATGTTGAACCCAAGTAGTTGCTTGTACTTTGTGAGGCAAATCAACACCTAGTTCTCCAGCAGCAGTTCTATACGCATGTGCGAAGTGCTTGTAGCGACCTAATGAACTTAACCCAAGATCTTCTGACATAGGCACGTGTCCACTTGGTCCTTCAGTGATATTACGTTTTGCTTTACCGCCACCTGCTCCAACAAAAGGATGTCCCATCGCAATGTCATATGCGTGACGATCGATTGTCACGTGCTCTTGACTGCTTGGGTCATGAATATTGTGGAAGAAGTTAGTTACTTTGTGTCCACCTAGAACAGACTCAGGGTCTTCTCCTTGGTGAATACGACGAGCCTTCTCAACATTTGCTGGAAGAAGGGCACTATGAACATTGCCAGTTTTAATCAGTTCATGTGCTTGTGAAACATTCTTTTCCCATGTGCTTAATGGAGACAGTGCTGCGATGATTCCTGCGCCTCTACGAGTGTCTCCACCACCAATGGTGTGTGCAACATCATGTGCTTTGCTGTACCACTCGTGACCGCCCTTTAACATCTCTTCTGGGGCTTGCTTGTACTTACCAATAATGTTTTCTACATGTCCCTTAAATTGAGACTCTGCTAGGTTCTTATCCCAGCGACCGTGTGGATCTACGCCAAATTTAGCCATGTTATGACCACGCTGGTCTCAAGTATGCAAGCATTGCCTTACGACGCTCATCAATTTGTCCTGGCTGATTAGCCTGTGTGTTGGCCTTACCGTCATTGACAAGGTGAGGAGCAGGGGTAAGGTGTGTCTGTGGCGCACTACGAGGAATCATGTATGACACTGCGCCATCACGGTTAACTAATGTTGCTTTCATCTGACGTGCTAATCCCATGTCAGGGTTAAATTCTTCAGGCCAGTAGTACATAGATGGCTCAATGCGCTCACCTTTGTGTACACCTCGCTGGTATGACTTCTGGTTAACACGGTTCTTGATTGAATCAAGAAGACGATCATCTCGACGGGATCGTATCGTTCCAAGGTAGCCGTCAGGGATATTCCGCACTAGGAACACGTCCTACGCCAATGCGTAGACTGTCCATAGTGTCCCGTGCTACGGGAGTTCCTGCGCCACCTTGATTATTGTATCCAGCAAGACCTCCGCCACCAAGAGATTGCCAGTTTTGTGATGGTGAGAAGTTATTGTATCCTCCAGCCATTACATCACCTCAATCTCTACTAGTTGACGTCGAGTTGCAGTACGGATTGCGTGACAGTTGGCGCAAACCACGTCACACTTTGCTATTTCTTCCCACAGTCTTTCACGACTGCGGCTACCTATTTGCTCTCCAATGTTGAAACTTTTCTCAGAATCAACATGATGATCAAATTCTAACGCTGCTGGATGCTCGTTGTACCCACAATCCATGCATCCTTTTTCCATTTGATATTTGTGGATTTCTTGCGTTTTTTGCTCTACTAAAGGACGTGTGTACTTTACGTATAGGCAACGATTGCACATTGCTTGACGCTGTCCAGACTGACGGCCGCCTGCTGAACGATATTTAAACTTTGTTACAGGAAGGTCTTGGTCACAAGAAGTGCAGACTTTTGTCTCCATTATCGATTCTTCTCTCGTGGCTTTTTCTTCATGTTAGGAACGTTCTCGTAAGTCTGGACGTTATACATAGCGTCCTCCTTACGTTCTTCCATCTTCTTTGTGGCTTCTTTTTTGCTTGTATAGACACGAGAAGCATCTAGTTGAACGCCACTCTTTGGCTTGCTTGGATCTACCCATGAGCCAATGTTTACATTCTTATCTTTAGTTCCCATGCGTACTTTTTCTGAGAACTTAGAAACATCATTGGCGCTAAGTTTAGGGTCTTTACTTCCTGTATTAACTTTTTGTGTATTAATACGACGACCCTGCACATCACGCTCTCCACCAACTGCATAACCAGTTGCTGGTTGTTCATCTGTAGTAACTCCAGTACGTACATTCATCGTAAGTCCACGATCACTGATTGGCTTAGCATTTGTGCGTGCTGCAAATTCGACTGCACTCAACGCAGGGTGAACCCCAGCAGGTCGAGTAAGTTTTTCAGAACGAATTACAGGACGCTTTTTAACCATTAGTTACGGCTCATTCCCTTATCTGATTGAGGAAGAGATGGTGAGGAAGATGAATCGTCCCAGTTAAATGTGGTTCCTTGTGTTTTAGCGGACAGTGCTAATGGGCTACCATTACCTAAAGATCGATTGCGCCATGCAGTTGCCTGCGCTGCGCTACCAGTTGTAGATTTGCTTAACGACAAAGGAGCAGTTGTATCAGGTGTTACTGGTGAGAACTGACTCGTTGACAGTGAGTCACTCATGATTAGTAAGTGCTATCTACGCCGTTATTGAAGTTAGGTGTCTGCTTACCCATTACTGATGGAACAATCTTTGCATTTGCCATCGTTGCTGCTGCTTCAATGTTAATTGGTGCAGGCATTTTTGCAGTAATGCGGTACTGAGCACCTTTGCGTTCAATATTTACACGGTTTGCTTTGTCATTAATTGTTGGGTCTGCTGCCTGTGTGTTCTTCTTTGGCATCAACTTACCAACAGCAGGTGTCGCACTTGGTGAGGTAAATCCACCTGCAGCGCTACCCATGTATGCTCGTGCACCTGATGCAATAACTTGCTCTGGAGTTAAATCTTTGCTCATGCTCTTACCTGCCGCTTCATGATGATTTGTGGGTGCGCCCATGCGACGACGCATTGCGTGACCCATTGATGTCCAAGTTGCCATTGTGACTCCTTAATCTATGTCTAAGGGTAAACCTGTTTTAGTTGGCTGTAATGGCAAAAACGATTGCAGAGATCTCACCATCACGGGATTCAATAGTGGTAAATCCTGGAATACAAGATAGATCCATGCCACGAGGGGCTACATATCCTCTGGCAATTGCGATTGCTTTAACTGCCTGATTAACCGCTCCAGCGCCTACGGCACGAAGTTTTACTTCCTTCTTGTCATAAATAGCGTGAGCAATTGCTGAGGCAACGCTCTGAGGGTTTGAAGATGCGCTGACACGTAGAAACGGTTCTTCAGCAGAAATAGGTGAAATTGATTCTGTCACAGTTATTAGTCCTTTGGTTCGATGTAATGTGCCGCTCCTAACCAAAGGGTAAGGCTAAAGTCTGGCTTGGTCTCGGTATTTAGGGTCTTCAATTTGTTTGGCTACTGCTTCCTCAATTTTATCAATCGCAGTTTTTCCAGCAAGCCTTCCTAGAGCGTAGGCATCTGCGGCATTATCATCGTTGAACTCAATGCCCCATCTCTTATAGATCTGCATCAACATCTCTTGTTTTTTTGCATTTCCTTTGCCTGATGCGTACTTCTTCAACGTCATTGGTGGAACCTTCAATGGATAGCGACAGTTCTCATCTTCTCCAAAGTAATCGTAGATCGCCATCTTGACTACAGCGGCTAACTCTCCAAGGACTAAGGCTGCGTGACTGGCAAGGACTGATCCTTCCATGGCGATGTCTGCGATGCCGTGATCTTCAGACACATAATCAAGAGTGTCTATCAGCCATTGACGAATATCAACAAGTCTTTCAATCCCAAAATACGGAGACTTGTATACCCATGTAATGTGTTTTTCAGGTTCTGCAATACTTACTGCGGACAAAGCAAACCCCGTTAACGATTGATCAATACCAATCGCAACGAGGACTTGCTCCTTCGTTAATCCACCATCAAACAGTTTTGTTGGCACGGAGGTTTCTTTCATCTATGACCATCTCAATGGTCCCAAGATAACCTGCCCCGTCCGTCAAGTTATCTCTCTTATGCATGTATGTCTCTCGTGCAATTTTTACCCAAGCCATCGCTAGTCCCACTTGTTCTTCGGTAATGTCAATACCGAAAATAACTTCCCAACCTTTTTTAATTCGGTTGAAGTTGTCAAGAGGATGGTCGTACGTATAGTTACGATCACCAGTGATTAGGCTCTGCGCTTCTTCAAGAACAGTAGGTTTATGGGAGTCTGACATATTTTCCTGTCTGGAATTCATTCTTAGCATCAACAGTTGTAGCCATTAATGAATTAAAGGTCTCATCAAATGTTGCTTTTCTATTCAGTAACCACCATCCAGCCATCGCTGCTGTCGCTCCTGATGTACCAGTTGTAAACTTGGTTGTTCCATCTAGTTGTTTTGCATTCCAACGGCCATTTAAGAAGAAGTCAGTCTGTCCCTGTGCGCCGTTGCTGTAACGAGCAATATAAGGAGCAGCCTTTGGATCGTACTCAATAGGTTGTG